TTACAACAACTGGTTCTGCTGTAAATGGTGGTGCTACAAATATGATGGTAATGTTTAAACCAGTATTTACATACGCTGATAATGCAGTTAGAGTATCAGATGGTTCATTTTTTCAAACACAAAGAATTGCTGGTGCGGTTGATATGGGAACAATGTGGTATGGCTATATAGATAACATACATTTTGCAGATAGCACAGGACAGAATACTATACTTACTACTGCTGCAAATGGTAAATTTGATGGATGGCATATAAAATCAAACGAATTGGCAGCCCCAACAGCTGCTGCAATAGTTACAAGTGAGACATATCCAACTGATAGTGGAGCAGGTTTTAATTTAGAATTGCAAGGTACATCAACATTATCAAGTTCTGATTGGGCTAATGCAGATTATCAAATAGCTTTATCATACGTATATGAAAACGACCAAGAGTCTTTATTATATGTACCTACATCTAATAACACATTTAATCCTGGAAGCACAGGTCAAAAATTAGAATTTATAGTTTATGGTAATGCACCCTACGATTCAAGAATACGTGGATTTAGATTTTATGCACGACTTAATAATACTAACGATCCATGGTTTTTGTTAATTGATGGCAACATGGAAAAAGGCATTAGAACTAAATTGTCAGATAGTGAGTTTGCAAATTTTGAAACACCAAGTGCAGGTGCGCATGCTACAAGAGCTAGAAGTAATTCTGCGTTTTCTACTGGAATAAATTTAGAAACATATGAAATTATAAATGGCTTTAGTCCAGATGAAGATTCTATAAGTATATCTGGTTACAAAGAAGGGTACAAGACAGCAGTTATTACAAACAGAAGAAGTTTTATTGCTAACATAAGAACAAGATTTGATAAAAATGCAAACTCTGATGTTAAAGAACATCATGGTGACAGAATAATGTATACTCCTGTAAATAAATTTGATACATATCCACGTAGTTATTTTATAGATGCAGTTAAAGGAGATAGTGGTTCTTATGTAAAATTAGAATCATTTGCAGATAGATTGTTGGCTTACAAACAAGATAAACTGTTTATGATTAATATTGCTTCACCACAACCTGCTGGTTGGTTTTTAGAACAAGTAAAAGATTTTGCTGGATGCGAACATCCTGCTGCTGTACAAAAAGCAGAGTTTGGTGTTATGTGGGCAAACAGGTATGGATTTTGGCTGTACGATGGCAGGCAGTTTACAAATCTTATTACTGGAAAAATACATGAAGACACTTGGGAAAGTTTTTACACAGCTGGAACTATTATTGGATTTAACCCTAAAAAGAATTATGCAGTTTTAATATCTGATAGTATTAGTACAGCAAACACAGATGTATTTGTTTATGATTTTAGAA